GTCGTCCGGATCGGGCACGCGTGTGTACGGGTTCACGTGGTCGGCGACCGACTACGACCTCGAACCGGCCGACGGTCCGCCGTACACGAGGATCGTGGTCAACGACACCGGGCAATACACGTTCCCGACGCGCCGACGGGGTGCACTGGTCACCGGATCATTCGGGTACAACTCGACAGGGTCGTACCCTGACGCGATCAATGAGGCGTGCATCCGCATGGCGGCGCGCCTGTTCGAGCGGAACAAGGCACCGCTTGGCGTGGTTGCCACCGACATGCTCACAACAACCCGCATCGCCAGCGCCGACAGTGAGTATTTGGCGTTGATCCGGCCGTACCGAAAAATGGACATGGTGGTGCAGGCGCAATGGTAGGGTTTTCAATCCGCCTGATAAACGCCGAGGAGATGCAACGCAAGGCGCGCGCGTCAGCCATCATGGCCGAACCAATCCGTACCGCGTTGAAGAAATCGGCGTATGTCGTTGAGGGGCAGGCAAAACGCAATGCGCCGGTTGATACCGGACGGCTGCGTGCATCGATCACGAATGCGGTGGACACATCCGACCTGCCACGGTTTGCCACGGTTGGCACGAACGTCATCTACGCGCGAGCCGTTCATGACGGGCGCAGACCAGGGTCACAACCACCAACCGCGGGCGGACTTGCGCTATGGGCGCGACGGCATGGCAACATCAATCCATACGCGGTTGCACGATCCATCAAGCGCCGTGGCACCAAACCGCGTCCGTTTCTCCGGACTGCCTTTGAGGAAAACCTTGGCCGTATTCGTGGGTTCTTTCAAGCAGCCGGGCGCGACATTGAGCGCCTGTGGAGCCAAGGCGCATGAGCCTTTCGACGGTGCGTGCCGGACTTGCGACACGGTTGGAAACAATCAGCGGACTCAACGTCTACAAGACCGTGCCGACCACACCACAAGTACCCGCGGTAATTATCCGCCCGACCGAGCATGACTACGACCTGTCGATGGCGAACGGGCAGGACGTGCAGCGGTACGACGTCACGCTTCTGGCGTCCACAGGTGGCAGTCCGTGGGACGTCTCGCAGGACTTGGTGGACACCTATCTGTCTCGGACGGGGTCCACAAGCATCAAGGCGGCCATCGAAAGCGACGGCACGCTGGGTGGCGCTGCATACGCCACGCGCGTCCTTTCGTGGCGCGATTACGGTACGCTTAGTTTTGGAACCGTCGATTATTTCGGCGTGCGGTTTACCGTGGAGGTCTGGCCGACATGACGTGGCAAGCAACGACCGGCATCAATTGGCCGGACGGTAAAGGCGGAGAAGTCCGCGTCGAGGCAGGCGATGACGTGCCGGACAGCGTCGTGAACGAGAACGCCTGGCTGGTTGCCGAAGGCCATGTCATTGCGTCGGGGTGGACCGCAAGCGCGATCCCCGTCGTGGAGATTGCGCCGGAATCGTCATCCACGTCGGATGAGGCGGTGACGAATGGCTAGGATGCACGGCAAGGATGTCCGCGTGTATCTCGGTTACCGTGACGTGTCAACCGATCTCGCATCGGTGGATGTCACGGCAAATGCCGACACGCACGATGTCACGACGTTTGGCGCTGAATACGTGACATATGATCCCGGACTTGGATCGTGGGACGCGTCGGTTGATGGGTTCTACCAGACCAATTCAGGCGGATCGGTGACTTCCATCGAACGCCAGTTTGAGGCATTACTTGGATCAGACACCGCAGGCGCAAGTGTGCTTTCGATCTATGATGGCGATGCGGATGCGGTCGGGGATTTTGGCATCCTGTGCAGTGAGGCCATATTGACCAAACATGCACAGCCGATCACGGTTGCTGACATTGTCAAAATCAACGGCACGTTGCAAGGCAACGGGCGGGCCGGGCTGAACGGTGTCCTGTTGCACGTGCTCGGTGCCGATAGCACAAGCACCAACGGTACGAGCGTCGACAACGCCGCATCATCCGCCAACGGAGGACGGTCCAACCTGCATGTCACCGCGGTAACCGGCACTGGTGGAACGGTGAAAATCCAGCACTCGACGAACAACTCCACGTGGGTGGACCTCGTGACCTTCACGGCGTCCACGGCTGCGTCGTGTGAGACATCGACAGTCACCGGTACGGTGAACCGCTACTTGCGAGCAATATCGACTATCAACAGCACGTCCTCGGTCACGTTTGTGGCCGGGTTCGCCAGGTTCTAAGGAGGCACGACGACCATGGCACGCGTTCACGGCAAGGACATCTCATCAATAAACATCGACAACAGTAGCGGAACACCGGCTGACCTCAAGGCGGAAACCGTCAGCCTTGATTTCAGTGTATCTTCAGCGACGCACGAGACAACGACCATTGGTGACCAGTGGATGGAGTTCACGTCGGGCCTGAAGGGTGGCGACGATGTCACACACGAGTTCATGTACAACAACACCAACACGACGGGCATATGGACGGTGTACACCGGACGCCTTGGCGTGGAGGGCACTCTATCATTCACCGACGGAACCAGAACCGTCAGCATGGAAACCATCGTCACCAAACTGTCCCTGCCGATTGCGGTAGGCGACATGATCAAGGCCACTGCAACCCACAAGATCACGGGAACGGTGACGTTCTCCTAACACTGCCACGGGGGGGGCAACAATGGCAGGACGCAAACGCGACACCTTGACGGTGGCGCTGAACGCTGATCTTCAAGGCTTTACGGTCGACATCGACCCGCAAGCATTGACAATGGGAATGATTGAGGACTTGCAAGGTGGCACCGCAACCAGCATGCTCGACGCGGTGTCATCATGCGTGGTTGGCGGCACCCTAACGGGTGGAACTGACCGAGCCGGGTTGAGACGTTTGACGCCAGGGCAGTTTGCCGCAGTCTGCGAAGGCATTGCGGGGTGCCTCGCGGTCCCAAAAAAAGCCTGACCGAGTTTGGGAAGTGGCTGGTCGATATGCCGAACGCATGCGATCGCGAGACGATTTCGGTGTATCACCGGGCGGTAATCGCGACCACATTTCCGGCTTACACGCTGGAGACGGCACGTCAGGCAAATGCACGCGACGTGTTCTGGGCAATCGAACTCCTGGACGCGGCACGCAAACTGAAAGGCTGACATGGCGACAACCGCGGAACTAAACGTCAGGATAACCGCCGAGGATGAGTTCAGCGGGCCATTGGACCGGTTGCACAAAGGTCTTGGCGGTTTGTCTGGTGCGTTGTCCGCGCCGATGGCAGCCATAAAGGGCATCGGGTCCGCGTTGTCCGGCATCGGCTTGGCGGCGCAAGGCGCAAGTGCTATCGGCGAAGGTGCCGTTGGACTTGCGAACGCGTTCGGTTTTGGCCTAGCCAAGGAACTTGAGGACACGCGCACCAAGATGGTGGCGTTCGCGGGTTCGGCAGCCGCGGCTGATGACATTCTGGCCCAAGTGCGAACTGAAGCCAACCAGACGCCGTTCGCTTTCAAGGAAATGGCTGACGCCACCGCGGCGCTTTTACCAGCGTCCAAAGCCGCTGGCGTCGGATTGATGGACGTGATCAAGCAGGCGGAAGTGCTTGCAGCACTCAATCCGTCCGAAGGTTTGACCGGTGCGGCATTCAGCCTGCGTGAGGCACTTTCTGGCGATTTCACCTCCATCGTGGAACGGTTCAATCTGCCACGCGAGCGACTCAAGGCACTCAAGGAAGAAGGCGTACCGGCGCTTGAGGCCGTGCGTATCGCCATGGCCGAGATGGGCGTTGACGCCAGCCTCGTGGCCGGTATGGCAAACACGCTTGGTGGTCGTTGGTCGACATTCAATGACACGCTCGATAGCATTCGCCTGAACGCGGCACAACCGATTTTCGATCAATTGTCTTCTTCCCTTGACGTGCTTGCCGGTGTCGTTGGAAACAACCAGGAAGGTTTTACGAGCCTTGCATCCATTGTTGGTGGATCGGTTGCAGAAGCAATCAAGTCGGTAACCGGTTTTATCGTCATGGTGCAAAACATCAGCACCGAGCACGGATTGTCAACCTTCGAGGCAATCATTACCGCCTTGGAAATCCGCATCGGCGAGGTGTTTGGCCCGACTGCCGAGGCCATTTTCCACACTTTTGTCGACGCCATCAAGGCAATCAGCACTGCCATTCAGGAGGTGCAGGCTTTTTTTGATTCAGGTTCAGCGGCTTCGGAAATCCTCAAGGCAGTCATTGTTGGGGCGACAGCGGCATTTGTCGCGTATCAGGTTGCAGTCACCTTGGCTGCAACGTACACCGCAATAATGGAAGGCGCCACGATTGCGATGACCGCCGCACAGACGGCGCTCAATTTCGTGCTGACGATGAATCCGATTGGCATCGTCGTTTTAGCGTTGGTGGCGTTGGCAGCCGCACTGGTGTACGCCTACGAAACAAACGAGACATTTCGCAACGCGGTGAACGGCGCGTGGGACATGTTGAAGACCGCGGTCACCTCTGCCGTTGAGTGGATCACAACGAGTTTCAACACCGTCATGGAGTTCGTGAAAGGCTTGCCTGCCTCGTTCATGGCAGCAGCCACCAGTGTGGGCACTGCAATCATTGACGGCATCAAAAACGGTGTGTCCAACGCAATGAGCGGATTGCGCGACATGGTGCGCAACGCCGCAAACGATGCTTTGAACGCTGCCAAGGCTGCACTTGGCGTGCATTCGCCGTCGACGGAGTTCGAGATTGTCGGACGCGCCATCGGTGATGGCATGACGCTTGGTGTTGACCGATCACGACCGGCAGTCAGCAACGCAGTTGCCAATCTTGTGGACGTGCCTCGAATAGCAACACCAGGCAATGGCGGACCCATTGCCGCATCGAGTGGAATGCCTGGAGCGGGTGCAGCCGCATCCGATGACGGGCGACCAGTCATCATCCAACTTGACGGACAGGTGATCGCACGCACGACGTGGTCGTACCTCAAGCGACAGAACCTCGTCGGTTCGAACCTCGGGTTCGCCTGATGGTCACCGCAACGTACACCGTGGAACTCGCGACCGCGGACGGGGCAAACCCGTCAACGTTCACGGACATCACGTCGTACGTGCAGTCGGTTGCGATCACGCGCGGACGCGATGATGTGCTCTCGCAGGTCCAGACCGGGACGGCGCGGGTCACGCTGATCAACGAGGATGGGCGGTTCAGTCCGGGTTACACGCTGTCACCGTTGTACGGCAACGTGGCTACAATGCGGGCGGTCAGGATCAGGGGCACGTTCTCGGCGGTGACGTACGACCTGTACTACGGGTACATCCAATCCATCACGCCGGTGCCGACGCCGAACGTGCGGACGTGCACGCTCGACCTGGCCGACGGGTTCGCGTGGCTGGACCTTGCGGTGACGACGCCGACGTACACGCTCGTGCCGACGGGCACCAGCATCGGCGTGGCGCTGAACAGCGCATCGTGGCCTGCCGGGCTGCGCGATCTCGCAACGGGGCAATCGACGATAACGCCGTCGTACACCGACCAATCGGTGCTGTCGCAGATCCAAGGCATCGGCATCGACAACGAGGCGGGACTTGTCTACATGTCCGGCGCGGGGAAGGTCGTCTTCCAGGATCGGCACACGCGCCTGAAAACGCCGTACACAGTCAGCCAGGGGACATTCACGGACACGGACGCGCTGGTGGACGTGTCAGCCGAGCGGCCCGTGCGTGACATCGCCAACGAGGTGAAGGTCACGCACGCGACCGGCAGCGTCACCGCAACGGACGCCACATCGCAGGCCGCGAAAGGTCCGAGGCGGTTGGCGATCAACGCCGGGTTCCTCGACGCATCGACGGCTGCGGACCGCGCATCGTGGACGCTGTCAACGAAAAAGGATGAACAGGATAGGCCCGTCATCGGCATCGTCGGCAATGCGTCAGCGACGCTGATGACGCAGGCGTTGGCGCGTGACCTGTCCGACCGCGTGACGATCACGGACGCCGGGGCGCGTACCGGCATCAACGCCGCATTCCACATCGAGCGCATCGAACATTCGATATCGAACGGTGGCACACTCCATACCGTCCGGTGGCAATTGTCACCGGCTGACGCGTCCGGGTTCTGGGCGCTTGACGTCTCGGCGCTCGACACCTCCACGCGACTGGCGTATTAGGGGATAATGGATCATGGCATGGGCAACACCGACGACGCGCTCGACCGGGTACGTCGTCACCGCAAGCAATTGGAACGAGATTGTCAACGATCTCCGGTACCTCAAGGGACTTGACGGCGCGGTCGCAATCGAGAACGCGATCACGTTGACGCAGATCGCGTCACCAGGCGCATCGGCCGGTGGCACGGTCACCTTGTACGCGAAGACGGACGGCAGCGTGGTGAAGATCGACTCGACCGGGTCCGAGTCCTCGCTGGGCGGGGGCTTCGCACGCACCTTTTTGCTGATGGGAGCCTGACATGGCCGAAGTGATCAAGCGTCTCGGCACCACGGTGGCGACGAGCGCAACAAACATCCACGATAACGGCGCGACGGCATCGACGTATACCGTCGTCTCGCGGATCGTCATCGCCAACACGTCCGCGACGGCGTACACGTACAACGTCAGCACGTCGGCAGTGACCGGCACGCATGGCGCGTACATCGTGTCCGGTGCCACGATTGCCGGGAACGACAGCGTGATGCTCGGCGACGGCGTGTGCCTCGATCCGACCAACCGTTACCTGGTGGCGCATTCCAGCAACGCTGCGGTACACATCACCGCGTACGGGTTGACCGGGCCGTGAGTGTAAGCAACGCGGGCGGGTCCGGCATCGCGGGCGCAAAGTACCGCAGTCTGGTGCGTTCGACAAGCGCATCATCGGGCGGACTATCGTGGACAACGACGGGCAGTCCGGCCGTTACCGTTGCGACGTATTCGGGGATTGGCTATGACGTATACACCTATACCGCTACTGGTACCGGGACGCTGGTATCAACCGGCAGCCGCGATGTGCTTGCGCGGGTGCTGGCGGTTGGAGGAGGAGGAGGAGGAGGTCAAGGCGCTGGAACCAACTTTACCGGAGGCGGTGGCGGTGCTGGTGGTCACAACGACGTTGGGATCACGCTCAAATCAGGCGTGACATACACCGTGACTGTCGGAGGTGGCGGGGCATCAGACGTGACGGGCACTACCTCGGCGGTAACCGCACCAAACGGACAACGCATACAGGCTGATGGCGGTGGTCGTGGCGGATCATATAACGTGAATTCCAATGGTGATCCGGGTACAGGCGGATCGGCAGGTGGACTGCAATCCTCTCACGTATCGGGGACTGTAGTGCAGGGAATTACTGGTCTTGGAAATGCAGGCGGCGCACGGGTCAACAATGACAGTGCAGGCGGTGGCGGTGGCGGTGGCGCTAACGGATCATCTGGTTCCTCCACGACGGGTGGAGCGGGTGGAGCGGGACTGTCTTGGATTGATGGCACGACGCGTTCGGGAGGAGGCGGGGGGTCGGGTGATACGGCTCAAGGCGCTGGGGGATCAGGAGGCGGTGGAGCCGCTTCAGGGTCAAGCGTTGCCGGAGTTGCAGGTACGGCAAATACGGGCGGTGGCGGTGGTGGAAACCTTGGAGGTGCATTGGGAGGCGCAGGCGGTTCAGGCATCGTGATCATCGCAATCCCGAGGTAACAAGATGGCACATTACGCTGAACTCGACGCAACCAACACCGTCATCCGCGTTCTCGTGGTCGCCAACGACGTGATAACCACGCCGGACGGCACTGAGGATGAGATGCTCGGCAAGGTGTTCCTAAGCGACCTACTCGGTGGCACGTGGGTGCAGACCTCGTACAACGGCAACCGACGCAAGCGATATGCCGGGATCGGGTACGCGTTCGACGCCGAGCGTGACGAGTTCGTACCGCCAGGGTGGTCCATCGTCGACGGTGTGTGGACGGCACCGCCGTCGGAACCATTGACATGATCCGCATCTGCATCGGCGCGATCCTGACGTGGACTATCATCGCGATGATCGGGCACACGATCGAGGCGGGCCGTGGCTACCATCGCTGAAACGTGGATCAAGGCGGGCGGCAGCGAGTCCGGCTTGCATGAACTGATGGCGATTGCACGCAAGAATTGCCCGAATGGGCGCGCGTTTGCGACGTCGACGATGGCGGTGCAATCGTGCGGATGCCCGGTACACGCGTACGTGCGGTCGGAACCCGGCCTGTACCGGCTGGCGCACATTGAGCGCAATCGTGACGCGTACGTATCGAACGAATGGGATCTGTGGTCCAAGGAGGATGATGAACGTGTTTCCCCAGATTGACAGCACGGAACACAACGCCCTCATGGGTGGATTTGGGTGGTTGGACGACAATGGGTCCGGATGCTGGCACCCAGGAGTCGACTTCAATAGCGGGGCGGGCGGGAATGCCGACTGCGGTGCGCCCGTGGTTGCGATCACCGATCAGACGCTCATGGCGCACATCGTGGATCTGACCGGCTTCGGACTGCATCAGTGGTGGAGACTTGACGCCGGGCCGTATGCCGGGGCATACGTCCACTATTGCCATCTGTCCGATGCGACGCACACCGAGATCGGGACCACGGCGAAACGGACGCAACCGATTGCAGCGGTCGGACGATCCGGCGGATGGGACTATTGCCACCTGCACTTTGAGGTGTCCCGCGAGCAGCCGCCACACTGGCGGTACTGGCCGAAGGGTCAGGCCCGCGAGGCGGTGGCAGCGCAATACCACGACCCGATCCTTGTCGCGCACGCGTACGATGCGTGGGCGGAGATGACGCACCAGGAGGCCGATGTGACACCGGAACTGAAAGCAATCGCAGACGCGCTGTCCGAGACCGGCTATCCGGCATCCGAGGTGCCGGACCTGTTGCGCGCCGTGAAGGCGTGGTCGGCGAACAGCGCCAGCCTTGCCGGATGGATTGAGGAGATCGGGGCGCTAAAGGCGCGGGTTGCCGAACTCGAAGCGGTAGTGCCACCAGCCGAGGCGTCCGCCGGTGTTGCCTGAAAAGCCGGTGTGGACGTTCCGCGAAGGCGTGGGTGGCGTCATCGCCGTCATGGTCGTCGGGGCGATCTGTTGGTCGGCGCTGTACGATCAGTCGCAGTCCAGCCAGACCGCGCTGGTGGGCGCTGCTGGTGCGGTGACGGGCTGGTTATTCCGAGGGTCCGGCCAACCGCCGAACGGCAACGGGTACCCGCCAGGGTCCGCGGGGTCCGGTGGCGGTGAGGCAGCCCCGAGGGCGTGATATGATCGCGGTGCCGGGTAACCGGGGGGTATCGCACCCTGTAGGTGCGTTTCCCACGCGTTTGGGTCAGGCACACCGACAACGACGCAACCGTATGCCCGCCCTACACGGCAACCCACCGTGGGGCGGGCATATGTGTTGATGGGAGCGCTCCGATGATGCGCGTTCGCGATCTCGTTCAGGACGCGGTCTGGATTGCGTTCACGGCGTCGCTCGCATGGGCGCGCTCGGCCGGTCGCCACTGGCGACGCATCGTTGCCGTCACGACGATGGGGATCGCGATTGCGCGCGCCGTGATATGGATCGCCAAGGCGGTCGCGAGCGCGGGAACGGTTGATGCGTTCCTGAACCTGATCG